CTCAAGGCGTCTGAACCCAAGCGCAAGGTGTTGGAGGATCTGATCGACGGGCGCGCGGTGCCGGCGGCGATTGACAACCTCATCACGGGGCTGGAGTCGGGCGACAAGGACTACACGCTGGAAACGCTGAAGGGGCGCGGGTTGCTCGTCAAGCACTCGCATCAGGACGGCCAGGCGCCCAAGTCGGCGTTCCAGTTCAACATCGTCGTGGAACATCCGAAAGACGGGCACCTCGAACCTCTGCTTGGGTCGGTGGTTGGGGAGCCGCGTGAACTGGAGGCAGCGCGTGAAGATCGCCGTGGCGACGATTGAGGTGCCGGGGCGCGGCCCCGTGCCGGTGTTCCAGCCGCATGAGTTGGCGGCGATTGAGGCGGCGATGATCCGCTTCAACAATGGGCAGGAGCCTGACCAGGCGACCGCAGACGCCTGTGTCGCGGCCCTGGCGGAAGCGCGACTGATGGGCATTGGCCTGCGGTACGTCCTGGAAGGGAAGTCCGCCGTGGGGTTCTCTGAGGAAGACGGGTTGCTGTTCGCCGGCGGCATGACGGGCACCATGCGGGTCCAGCCGGAGGGGAATGCGTGACCCCCACCCGTCCGCCGTCTGTGGGCGGTGCGGCGCCATCGTGCTAACCTGTCACTGCACGCGAGACGTGCATTCCCCGCGCGTCGTCGTGTACTGTGACTGGTGCGACAGGAACGGACATGGCGAGTTGGCACGACAAAGATCCGGATCTCAAGAACGAGACGAGCGGATCAGAGAATCGTCCTAGCGCGGCGAAGCGCGGCTACGACCGGCGCTGGCGCAAAGCTCGCGCCGCCCACCTCAAGCGTCTCGGCGTCAAGAACACCAAGAACGTCTCTATCGATCACGTCTCGCCCCACAAAGGCGATCAGGAGAAGTTTGCCGACAAGAGCAACTGGCGGGTGATGTCCACGCGCGCACACAACCGAAAGGCGGCGCGGGAGTAATGTTTGATCTCATTTGTCACCACGTCGGGATTCTGACCATCGGCATCGTGGCCGGATTGGTCCTGCACGCCACGCTGATGCAAGTGGTCAGGTCGCGCGCGAAGTGATCGGAGGGGGCCATGCCGCCGCCTGTGACGGTGCCATCGTGCGGGACGTGTAAGTTCTGGGTGAAGGAGAACGGCTACGGTCAGTGCCATCGGCACGCGCCGATCCCGTTCCTGGGCGTCAGTTGCCAGTCGGCGCATGAACACTGCGAGGCCGATGCGGTGTACCCGCGCACGCCGGCAGACGAGTGGTGCGGAGAGTGGGTCAAGGTGTAGATGCTCACCTGGATCCGGAATCAGACGTACTTGTGGCAGACTAACCTGGCAGAACAGTGGAGGTATCTCATGGCGACGATTCAGCAGTTCGAGGATGCGATTGCGGCGATCAACACGGCGACGAACGAGGTCGCGGCGGAAGTGGCGAAGCTGAAGGACATCATCGCGGGCGGCGGCTTGCTGCCGGCGGAGGAAGCCACGGTCCTGGCCTCGCTGACGGAGATCGAAGCGAAGCTGAAGGCGATTGCGGCGCCGCCCGCGCCGCCCGCGTGATCGGAGTTCGCTGATGCCGTTCAAGAGCAAAGCCCAGAAGGGCTGGATGTACGCCAACGAGCCGGAGATGGCGGAACGCTGGGAGAAGGAAACCCCCAAGGGCAAGCTGCCGGCGAAGGCGAAGTCCAGTCTGAAGAAGGCGTCGAAGAAAGCGTGCGGCTAAGATGCCGGTCATGCTGAAGCGGGGCGCCGTCCAAACCGGCGTCCCGTGGCTCGATGCGCTCAATTCTCCGGAGCCGGAACAGGCTCCGCTCCCGCCTGATGCCTCGCTATGGCAACGTGCCAAGCGTGGCCTCTCTGACGCCATGAGCGATCCTGGCGGAGAGATCATTGGCATGGCGAACCCGATGGAGGTCGCCAGTCTCGCGCCCGTGGCGATCTCCCTGGTGCGACGTGCCGGGCCAAAGGTCTTGCGATCCAAGCTGACGATGGAGATCCCTGAAGGGATCACTGACGCCGCGCGCAAGGGGTTGGGCTACGTCCAGGATGCGCTGTATCAACTCGCGGAGTCGCATCCTCGCACGATGAGTCACTTCCGCAAGGTGACGGCGCGAGGCGCAGAGGCGAATCCGTATCTCGGCGGCGGCGGAGAGGTGGCAACGGCGCACTTCGATCCGCGCGGCCTGGAATACACCGTTCGCAACAAGGGACTCCAGCAGGCGAAGGATCGGGCCACGGCGGCGGGCGGCGCCTTTGACCTGAACTTCAACCCAGAGAAGATCGCGCAGTCTGTCACAGATCTACCAACGGCTATGCGCCTGGTGGGGCATGAAGTGGGTGGTCATGCCGTGCAGAATCTGTCGGATCCGTCTCGCGCGCACAGTGCTTACGAAGCTCTCACCAAGAGCCACGGGTATCGGAGCCGCCTCACTGGTCGGATGACGCATCCTTCGGAGATCCTGTCGGAGTCTGCGGGGTGGAAGCGTGCGGGACGAACTCCGGAATGGGGCAGCGGCGTGACACCGTTTGTCTCCAAGAGCGACTTCCGCGATGCGTCGTTGCGCCAACTCGTGACGCGCGAGAACCCCGTCGAGGAAGCGCGCCGCGCGTGGAAGGTGGCGCGCGAAGCGATTGATCGCAAGGGTGTGCCGACTGGTGGCTGGACTCCGACACGCTGATGCCCAAGATCCTCACGCCTCCAGGTGTTGAGCAACCGGATTGGTCATTCGTGACCGATCCGTCCAGCTACGATCACTGGTGGACGTTCGCCCGCCGCGCGCTCGACAACATCTCGCGGATGGATCCGATTGGATTGGGACCATCGGAACTGGCGGCGCCGGCAGCGATGGCGACGGACGCGAGTCTGGCGGCGAGTCGGCTGGCGCGTGCGCTGGCGCGCAAGCCACAGGGTATTGAATCTGGACTCAAGACGGTCGCTGGAGGGTATGCCCTGCGCTCGCCAGTGGCTGCCAAGCTCGAAGATGCGTTGGAGGTTGCGCGTCGTCGCCCAGCGGAATGGGATCTGACGCGCCGGTTCATGCCTGCCGTGGGAGGCAACCTGGACGAACTCGAAAAAGTGGCGCGCGTCTACGGCGCGACGAGTCCTGGGACGCAGTTTGTGCAGTCAGGGCAGGAGTCCGCTTCCATCCTTGGGCGCGGCGTTGACGATCTCACGCCGGAAGCGATGCACGAGATGGGCATTGGCATGGTTGGCTCCAAGCTGCCCAACGTAAAGCGGGCGTTTGCGGGTCAGCCGTTGCTGACCGGCGGGCACAAGATGAAGCCGGAAGCCCTGGCCCAGCAGATGATGGGACGGGATCAGTTGGCGCTGGATCGGTACTGGCTCCAGTTGCTCGGACTTGATCCAGCCCTGACGCTGGAACGCCAGCTTCCGCAGATTCGGGCATACATGGTCGGGAACGAAGGACGCGCCCTGTCGAACGGCGAGTTGTATCGCCGGCTGGAAGACGCGACGTTGGGCACGCTCCGTCGCATCGTCGGACGACCTTACCAACCAGGACAAACTCCAGCCGATGTGTGGGAGGGGTTGCGCGGCGCAAAAGGCGAACCCTACTACGGTGGTATCGGGGACATCTTCGAGCGCGCCGGGTTGATGGAACCTGGAGCGATGCTTGATCCCGGTCGCTGGAGGGCGGTCGCCCAAGAAGGATTGTTCCGCAAGGCAGCCAAACCGCGATGAGCCGGTTGACGCGCGCGAACGCTCAGACCAGCATTCGCATCCTCCACAACCCTTACCAGCAAGCGTTCCTCCAGGCGCGGCGGCAACGGCTGGCCGATGGCACCCGCGCGTTTCAGCGGCTCGCGTTGATCGCGGGCCGGCGCGGCGGAAAGACGTTCGTCGGCGGCATCAGTGCGGTGGAGGAGTCTGCCGTCCCGCGCACGGTTGGCTGGTGCGTGGCGCCGACGTATGGCGATCTGCACGACTACGTGATTCCCGCCGTCCTGCGGATCATGCCGCGTGAGGCGATTGAGGACTGGTCGGAGCAGCATTTCGAGTTGAAACTGAAAAACGGCAGCCTGATCCAGTTCCGGTCAGGCGAGGATCCGGAGCGGATGCGCGGTCCCTCGCTCGACTGGGCCTGGCTCGACGAGTGCCGGAAGATGCGCCAGGTCGTCTGGGATACTCTGCGCCCCGCGTTGGCGGACAAGCGTGGCGTCTCCTGGTTCACCACGTCGCCCAACGGCTTCGACTGGCTCTACCACACCGTCTACAAACGGGCGCAGCCCGGCCCGCATCAGACGCGCGGCTACTGGGCGGTGCGCTACAAGACCATCGACAACCCCGCGATTCCGAAAGAGGAAGTGGACGAGGCGCGGGCCACGATGGACCCGTTGTGGTTCAAGCAGGAGTTCGAGGCGGAGTTTGTCAGCTTCGAGGGGGCGATCTATGGCGACAAGATCGAGCAGGCGATTCTCCACAACGACAACGAGGTACGTGCCGTCCTACCGTCCTGGCCCGATCCGGATCCTCGACACCCCCTGGTGGTTGGCATGGATCCCGGCGCGGATCATCCCTTTGCGGCTGTTGCGCTGGTGGCGGCGCCGCAAGGGCTGGTGTGCATCAAGGAATATTCCAAGCGGATGGCGTCAGTCGCAGAACATGCAGTCGCTGTTCGCAGCCTCGGGGTCGGCTATGCGGACATCCGCTACGGGATCGACCGGAGCGCCGCCCAGGTCCAGATCGAACTCGCGCAACACGGCATCTCTGCGTCTGCTGCCGAAAACCAAGTCTGGGCCGGCATCCAGCGGATCCTCTCCTGGCTCAAGATCGGACGGCTGAAGATCGTCGAGTCCGCCTGCCCGTTGCTGGTGCAGCAACTGCGGTCGTATCGGTGGAAGGACACCAGCAACAAGGCGACGGGCGAGAAGGGGCGCGAAACGCCCTTCAAGCTCGACGACGATCTGTGCGATGCGTTGCGGTATGCGGTGATGACCTGGCCGGAGCTTCCGATGGAGCCGGTGCTGGTCGCCGGGCGGACAGCGGACCAGGTGCCGGATGATGCCCGCTGGGCCTGGGAACGGGAGCGGCGGCTGTCTCGGGATCCCTCTGAGCTAGAATGGTCCCCGGACAGTGTGCCCACGGGCGACATGTTCGAGTGGTGACGCGGGGTAGCTCAGAGGTAGAGCAGCGGACTCATAACCCGCCGGTCGCAGGTTCGAGTCCTGCCCCCGCACCCAATCTGGAGGCGACATGTGGGTTCCTAAGTGGGTGGTGCAGTCGTGGCAAGCGCACTCCGATCAGGGGAGCTTGCGGAGTCTGATCGCGGAGAACAATGTCCTGCGCGGCAGGAACCTGGAACTGGAGAAGCGTGCCGTGGCCGCAGAGATTACGAACGACTGGCTTCGCGCGCGATTGAACCAGGTGGAAGCGGAACGATCCATCCTGCTCTCGAAGCAGGTTGGCGTGCCGTTCGGTGCCCCCGTGATTCACACGGCGGCGCCGCCGTTCGAGGGTGAGGGCATTCCCTCCATCGGTGATGAGCTTTCCTTCGATGACATTGGCGACGAGAAGGCGCGTCAACTGGGGATGGAGCCATGAAGTGAGGCACGAAGATGTCTGACATCCCGATCACACCGGCACCGTCCGCTGGCGGAGAAGGCGATCCGGCTGGCCTCGACGACGGGATCGCTTCGCTGTTTGGCGAGCAGAAGAAAGCCGTCGATCCGTTCGGTAACGACCGGACGTTGCTCGATGTGATGGAGGAGTGCAAGAAGGAAGCCCTGGAAGGTCGCTGGGTCTTCGAGCGCAACTGGTGGCGCAACCTGCTGTACGTCCTGGGACGGCAGTGGATCTACTACGACAAGAAGCGCGGCCAGTGGTCAGACAAGCGGATGGCCCAGTGGATTCCGCGCCCCGTGACCAACAAGTTCGCGGAAGCGACGGAAGCTCTCCTGGCGATGATGTCCAGTATCAATCTCCAGGTCTACGCGCGCCCGGTCGGCACGGGCACCCCCAACGTCGCGGCGGCGGAGGTGGCGGACGAGATCGAGCCGTTCATCGGCGCGGAGCATCGGATCGAGGAGCAATGGCGACTCGCAGACTTCTGGGCGATCATCACGGGCAACTCGTTCCTTCATCCGTACTGGGATCCGCAGGCGGCGGAAGGCGAGATCCTGGTGCCCTTCGAGCAGTGCCAGGCGTGCCAGGAAGTGTCCAGCCCGCAGGAGATCATGGGCGCCGGCCAGGTCTGCCCCAAGTGCGGCTCGCCCATGCTGGGCCAAGCGTTCGATCCCACGGGCGCGATGATCGGGGAAACGCTGAACACGGGGCGCGGGCGGACGGAAGGACTGTCCCCATTCGAGGTTGCCTTTCCCACGGCGTACAAGCAGTTCGACGAACTCCCGTACTTGATCCGGATGCGCTTTCGCCCGGAACGCTGGTACAAGGACACGATGCCGGAGCTTCACAAGAAGCTGAAGTTCCAGGACGCGCCGACTGAGCGGTCCCTGCAACTGCTCCGGGCGCTGGCGAACCAAACGGACAACTCTGGCCTGCTGTCCACCTTCGGCTTCGGGGGCGCCCAGGAGCCGCATTCGTCAGGGATCCCCGAATACGAACTCTGGCTGAAGCCCACCCGTCAATTTCCTGACGGGCTGTTCTTGCGCGTGGCCGGCGAAGGCAGCGGCGCGACGGTGGTGCGTGGCGAGGGCAGCGATCCGGGTGCCCTGCCCTACCATGATCGGGCTGGCAACCCCCTGTTCAACTGGGTTCACCTCCCCTTCCACATGGTTGGCGGGCGGATCTGGGCGCGATCCCCTCTGGATCTGTGCGTCCAGAAGCAGGATCAGATCAACCAACTGGACTCCCTGATGCAACTGGGGGTCCAGCGCATGTCCAACCCGGTCTGGCTGAAGCCGAAAGGGGCGGAGATCCGCAGTTTCACGGGCGCGCCGGGCCTGGTGGTCGAGTACAACCCGCTCGCCGCCGGCGGGAACGCGAAACCGGAGAAGGTGGAAGGCTCGAACATGCCGGCCACGCTGTTCCAGCTTCGCACCCAGTACATTCAGGACTTCGAGCAGTTGGCCGGCACCCTGGACGTGCTGAAAGGCAACGCGCCGACTGGCGTGGAAGCCTTTTCGACGCTGCAACTGCTCGTCGAACGTGCCCAAAGCCGGTTTTCGACCGTCTTCAAGGAACGCGGGGAGGCGTACCGGCGCTGGTACACGATGGCGCTGGAGTTGGAACGTGAGTTTGGCCCGACTGAGCGGGTGATGTCCGTCACCAAGCCCAATTCTGGCTACACGTTCAAGCATTTCGAGAAAGCGAACCTCCAGGGGGCCATCGAGATCCTGGTAGAAGACGGATCGCAGGCGCCCAAGACGAATCTGGGCCGTCGCGCCGCTATCGAACACGCCAACCAGCTTGGGTTGCTCAATCCCAAGGATCCGGAGCAGCAATACGCCATCCTGAAGGGCTTTGGGCTGTCAGATCTGGTCCCCAGCCTCGATTTCGACGTGAAAAGTGCCTTGGCAGAGCAGGACGCCTTCGAGGAGTGGGTCACAGCCAACCAGCAGCAGATGCCGATGGTCGGCATGGCGATCCAGCAGTGGCAGGGGCAGATGATGCAGTGGGCGCAGGGTTCCCAGCAGCTACTTCAGCAGGGGATGCCGATGCCACAGAAGCCCACACTGCCGCCGATCACCCCATTCCAGCACAAGCTCTATCACAACCCGCTGGTGCATTTCGCGGAACACCGAAAGTGGGCCAACTCCGACCGGGCGAAGGAGATCTTCGCGCAGTTCCCGTTCTTGGAAGTCGCGTTCTTGCAGCATTTGGAGGAAACCAAGGCTGTCGGGATGCGGGACATGCAGCAGCAAGCCGCCGCCCAGGCGCCGCCCAAGCGTGGCGGCGCGATGGAGCGTTCCAATCACGAGAGTGGCAACCCCGCTGACGAGCCACATGGGAACAACGACGAGACACCCCAGAACAGAGGACCAGAGTAACCAGATCCCTTGCAATCACCTCTCCTTCGAGGAGTGGGGTGATGTGCGCTTCTGTAACATGTGTGGGCGGACGCTGGACAGGAACAATGTCCCGCTGGTACAGCGTCCACGCTGGCCGGCTGTCCGTCCCCTCTCTGACTTCAGGAAACCGTCAAGATATTGACAATGTGAGACGCTTCCGCGCATAGTCTGACGAACCGCTCCCGCAGACCCAACTGCGTCACCAAGGGGAGGAGATGGTATGTCAGACACGTTCGACGGGTACGATCCTCAGCCGGGCGCACAGTCGGACTCGCCCACCGGCACCCAGCAAGATCCGTCGTCGCAGACTCAACCCTCGCCTGCCGGTGCGGAAACCGGCGAGTCTGCCGGCCAGCCAGGCAACGACGGGATGATCCCACGGCATCGCTTTCAGGAAGTGATCGAAGCGCGGCGCCAGTGGGAGCAGTCGGCTCGGCAGATCTGGGAACAGAACCAGCAGTTGCAGCGCGAACTCCAGGAACTCCGGGGAGGTCGGCAGCAAGGGCAGGCCCAGGCGCCAGTCGATGAGAACGCCAAGCGGATCCGCGAGCAGTTGCTGGAGGTCGTTCCTGAACTCAAGCAGATGCTGGAACTCGCGGGTCGCGCGGACGAACTCCGTTCCGCCGCAGAGATGGTCCCCACCGTGCGCCAGATGGAGGCGCAGGTGTACGACAATCTCGGCGCGCAAGCGGTGCGGACGCTGGATACGGCGATCAACGCGACGTTCAAGGGCATCCAGTTGGAGAACGAAGATCGACGGGCATTCCACGTCGCCTTCATCGACTACCTGGACAACGTGCCCCAAGCCCGGCAACGGTACATGTCGGGCGACATGAGCATCGCTACCGAATGGTGGGCGAATCGGCAGAAGCGGATGTTCGATCCGTTCCGTCGCCAGGCCACCGTGAACCCGCGCGAGTCCGCGCAGCGGGTGTCTCGGCTCCCCAAGGCGGGGCCAGGCACCCAGACGCTCGGGCAAGGCGGGCCAGGGAAGCCCAAGACGGAAGACGAACTTCACGAAGCTGCCTTCGACGCCCTGATGTCCCGCATGAATCAGGGCTGACGGAGACGGAACAATGGGAGCGGACACACAGCAGATTGACGGCATCCTCAAGGACTTCTACGAGGATTACGTCTCGGAGCAAGTCAACAATCGCAACCCCCTGAAGGATCTGTTCAAGTTCGAGACGCAGGGGTTCAGCGGGCGTGAGGTCGTCTACACGGCGCACGTCTCGCGCAACGTCTCTCCGATGTTCGTCGGGGAGGACTCGGCGTTCGCGGATGCCGGCGCGCAGGGACACGTCCAGGTGCGGATCTCGCAGCGCAAGCTGATGGCGCGGATTCGGCTGACTTCGGAGGCGATCTCCGATTCGATGTCGAGCAAGGGTGCCTTCAAGCAGGCGAAGCGCGACGAGATGCAGGGTCTGATCAAGGACATCGCGCGGCGCGAGGAGTACGCCCTGGCGACGGACGGGCGCGGCGTCCTCTGCCTGGTGGACGACGCTTCGCCCACCGGCGGAGCGACGATGACGGTCGATGCCCCTGGCGGGATCACCGGCGACAACTTCGGCAACCGATTCATCATCCCTGGGATGTGGATCGGCTTCGTCAACCCGACAACGGGTGCCCTGCGGGCCGACATCCTCAAGGTGCTGTCCTGCTCCTCGGATGGCACCTCGATCACCATGTCGGGCACCCCCACCGTGGCGGCGGACAACGACTACATCGTCCAGGTCGCCAGTTCGAGCGTGACGGACATCCTGGACACCAGCTACGAACACGCCTTCTGGGGGCTGATGGCGCTGGTGGACGACGGCACGTATCGCGGCAACTACTTCGGCGTGGATCGCGCGACGTATGGCAACTTCAACGCCTACGTCAAGGCGTCCACGGGTGCCCTCTCGGTCGATCTGCTCCAGTCCGTCTCGGACGTGTTGGATCAGAAGCTCGGCGCGAAGGTGGACATCCTGGTCGGGCACCACTCGGTTCGCCGGGTGTACCTGAACATCATGGCGAGCGACCGGCGCTACACGGCGGGCACGCTTCAGCGTCCCGACGCTGGCACCGTCGCCTTCCAGCAAGGGGACATCACCGTGGGCGAAGTGCCCTTCAAGGTGATCCGGGACTTCCCCCTCGACACACTCATGCTGCTCGACAAGGCCAACTCGGGCTGGATCTGCTACGAGTCGGAGCCGGGCAAGTGGGTGGACGAGGACGGACAGATCCTGACCCGCATCGGCTCGGGTTCGACGGGGCGTGACGCCTTCGAGGCGTGGTATCGCATCCGCAAGCAGTACCACTGCCGTTACCCGGCGTACAACGCTCGACTGGACGGCATCACGGGCACCTCGCTCGTCGTCGTCCGTGCGGAGTAACTGACGCGGGGGCGGGGCAACCCGCCCCCGGTTAGTTGGGGACAGGACGCATATGAATCAGCATTTCGCCAGCGGCTTCGTGCGAGTGGGCAATCGGTCGGACAAGGACATCACCGTCACCTACGACGGCAGAAGTTGCGTCGTGCCGGCCAACGGCACGGCGTTCATGTCGCCCGCCGCCGCGCAGAAGGCGATCTTCCAGGCGCGCATCATGGGGACGGAGAACCCCTACAATCCGGAGCAGTTCGAGAGCTACCTGTGGGTCGAAGGCTGGAACCTCCCGACCGACAAGGTGAAGTACGACCAGTCGAAGCAGGAATGTCTCGACCGGAAGCAACTGCCGCCGGATCGGCAGAAGGTCACGTCCGTTCAGCACACTGGCGTGCGGCCCGAATTGGCCGGCGCCGGCATGGGGGCCGGAGAGGGGGGCGGGGTCGTCTTCGCCAATCCTGCCGGAACAAAGTGACGAACTGGCTGGCGCCGCGCAACCCGTGGAACTTGCCGGCGCCTCCGGACTGGCTGTTGCGTGACGTGGCAGCCTACGACCGGGAACTGGTGCTGATGCCAGGCGTGCAAGAACCCGTCTACCGGCTGATGCGGCGGAGTGCCGCCGCGAAGCGGCTGACGGCAGTCAACACCGACTCGGAATTGGCGACGGCACTGCAACACGGGCTGGTGCCCGTGACGAGCATCCTGCGGAACCCCAACTGGTACGAACTGCTCCAGTGGCTCCGCGATCACGACATTTGGGCAGCGGGCGGTCCAGAGGCCGCAGATGCGAAACTTGTCGAGATGGAGCGCCGCCAGGAGATAGAATTGGCGGCGAAGGAAGCGGACGATCTGGAGCAGATCGGGTCGTCAGCGTGGTTCGCCAAGCAGCTTCGTGCCGGTGAAGCGACCTTCGTGCAGGAAGGCAGTAAGTCAACGAGCTAGGCTTTCGGGCTGCACCCTGTCCCTAGCGTAAGGAGTTACGACAATGGCAGCATTCACGACAGAAGCGGCAGTCAAGGTCAAGCAAAAGGTGCTGGCGGAGATCCGCAAGGCACACGTCCAGGGGTTCCTCAAGACGCTGTTCAGCTACCTGGCGCAGCACAAGGGCAACCCGGACCTCGGGTTCATCAACATCGGCACCGTCACGTCGGCCTCGACGTACACCACGGCTCTGACGGGCACCCTCTACGGGCTGATCCTGAAGAATCTCGACTCGACGGCAGCCTACGTCAAGGTCGATCACACGGCGTCCGTGGCGGCGACCAGTCCGACGCAGATCCATCACCTCCCGGCCTCGCAGCAGATGGTGGTGGCGTTCCCCGATGGGCTGTCGCTGGCCTACGGCTTCGGCATTCGCGCCGACACGACGGCGGCGACGGCAGCCGCGCCCACGACTGGCGTGTGGGCAGTCGCAATCGTCGGCTGACGCCGGCGAGGCATGACCGGGTGGGGGCGCCCTGTCCCCCGCTTCCACCTGGTCCTCTGTTCTGCGGGGGCGGGGTGGTAGCAACCAAATGGCGATTCGTTCCAAGAACATCGATCCGACCAACACCGTCAACGAGTTCGCGCAGCAGATCATCCCGTTGCACTTCGAGGTGGTCAACGCGGACCTGGCTCTCGCATCGGCCAGCGTGGGCAAGGTGCGGATGCCCTGGGCGGGCAAGATTCTGTCGGCCTACGCGAACTACTCCACGTCCAGCGGCTCGGTGGACATTGCGCTGGCGAAGAACGCAGCGGCGATCTCGGATGTCGTCACCAGCGGCAGCAACACTCTGACGCTGACCTCGGCAACATTCGCGGCAGGCGACTACCTGGAATTGCTCGTGACGACAGCGAGCAACGAGTACGCCTTCGGGGATGTGACCGTCTGTGTGCGTCCGTACCTGGGTGTGGCGGAGCGAGTCGCGGCCAGCTTGGGCGAACTGTAAAGGGGGTGTGAGATGGGTTACGGCTACAACCCGCGCGCCCTCTTTCCCAGCTTCTCCAAGACGATCTCGGTGTCGTCTGGGAGCGCATCGACGACGGCTTCAACGCTGGTCGCCGGCGTGACGGGCTGGACGATCTACGTGACGAACATCGAGGTGTCGGTCACGCAAGACGGCGCGACGGCACTCAAGGTGCAAGACTCCACAGGGTCGGTGATCTTCGTACACGTTGTCTCGCCTGGCCTGGTTCGCCAGTCGGCGGACTTTGGCGAGAACGGGATCGCGTGTACAGAGGGTTACGGGCTTCAGTACGTCAACACGACGGCAGCCACGGCATTCGCGTGCAAGGCTGTGGTCGAAGGCTACATGCGGCAAACGTCGCCGGTGACGGTGGCGGCGCATCAATCGGGCGTGATGCCCTGACGGAGGCTGACGTGCCCGGCCCTGTTTTCTTGCTTCAGATCGTCTCCCCGGAAGGTGAGGTGGCTCGCTTCCCGGGGGGTGGTCTTCTGGAACGCAACCTGATCGACGACATCGTGATGCTCACGTCCAGGCGGCTGTCCTGGTGGAACACCAAGCGGAGCGTCGAACAGGCTGTCCGTGATGCGACGGCGGAAGCCATCCTTGCGCTGAAGCGGGAGACGGTCGGGATCGTCATGCGCTGACGATCCGATGGACGGCTATCCGCCTTTCGCTAATCTCGTCTACGACGCCGGGACGATGAGTTGGGTCCGGATGACCCAGCCCCTCGTCGATTCGCTGACCAGCAACCTCTACCTGGCAGTGGATGGTGTCGAAGGTCTGCTCACCGACATCAAGGCGCAAAACGCGGCGAACCTCGACGGGGCGCCGCGTGATGCGTTCTCCCGCTGGCGCGTGTCCGATCCGGTGACGATGTTCGATGCCTCATTCGAGTACGGCATCGATCCCGACCAGTTCGAGACGGTCACGGCCAGCACGGGGTCGGTGACGCACTCCACGGCTTCAGGCGTCGTTCTCCTCCAGGCGGCTGCCTACGCCAACTCCACGGCGATGCTGGTGTCGCGCCAGTACCATCGGTATCAGCCTGGCAAGAGTCAAATGGTGGTCCTGACCGGGCGCATCGGCACAGCCGTGGCCGGCGCGACGAAGCGGATGGGCTACTTCGAGGTGAACGACGGGATCTACCTGGAGCAGGAAGGCACCAACGGGCTGTACTGGGTGCGCCGGGACTCCACTAGCGGGTCGGTGGTCAACAATCGAGTCGCCCAGGGGGACTGGAACCTCGATCCGCTGAACGGCAATGGACCGTCTGGCCTGACGCTGGACGTGACCTCCACCAACATCATCTTCATCGATCTCCAGTGGCTTGGCGTCGGTCGCGTGCGGTGCGGGTTCGACATTGATGGGGTCGTCGTCTACGCCCACGAGTTTCTGAACGCCAACCGGGGCCAGGTGCGGCCCTACATGAAAACGGCGAACCTGCCGGTGGCCTGGGAGATCGTGGGCGGCGGGACGCTGGCGTCCACAGAGGCGATCTGCTGCACGGTGATCTCGGAGGGCGGGTTCGAGGAGAGCCGTGGCGAAAGCTGTGCGGCGTCCGCCACAACCGGGCGCACTGTGGGCACCAGGCGCGCGTTGCTGTCCATCCGTCCCAAGGCGACGTTGGGCGGGCTGGTCAATCGGTCGCTGGTGCTGCCGACTGACTTCTCGCTTGTCTCCACCGGCACCAACATCGTCACCCTGATCGAACTCGTCTACAACCCGACGTTCACGGGGACGCCTACCTGGTCCAGTGCCAGCGCAGAGTCGTCGGTGGAGTGGTCGGTGCATGGTGATGCGGCGAACGGTGCCTTCACGGGCGGCACGGTGGTGGATTCGTTCCTGCTCTCTGGCACGACCAACCAGCGGCAGAACACGCTGGGCAAGATTACGGCCCGCTACCCGATTGTCCTAGATCGAGCGGGCGCGAACCCGCGCGCCCTCTCGCTGGTGGGGACGGACGTGACCGGCACGGCGACGGTATATGCCACGATGACCTGGCGGGAGATTCGGTAATGGCGCTGACGACGTTCCAGACACTGATCACGCGCGCTCGGCGCGCCCTGAACGAGACAACCGCGCGGTTCTGGACGGACGTGGAACTGCTCGATCTCGCGCAGATGGGGGTCGAAGATCTGTGGAAAGCGGTGAAGTCGGTCAACAAGAAGCACTTGCTGACCAGCACAACCTCCACGATCTCGGCTAGCACGGCGTACTTCGCGGCGCCCGACGACATCGCGGACATCTACGGGATCGAGCCGACGAACCCCGATACGAACGTCAACCTGCACTTCAAGAAGTCCGACTACTTCGCGGCGGATTTCCAGCGGGCCAGGTTCGCGGCGGCAGAGGATCCGCGCGAGACGGTGTGCTACTACGACATCATCGGGCCAGGCGGCAATGCGTCCTCGTCCAGCACGAAGATCTACATTGCGCCCAAGTTCTCCAGTGCGGTGGGTGTCACCCTCTACTACGTGCCCACGCTGTCGTCGGCGTCCACGTCGAGCTACAACCCGATTCCTGGCGCGAGCGACAATGCCGTGATCGCCTGGGTGGTCGCCTTCGCGCGGGCGCGGGAGCGTGAGGATCGGGCGCCGGATTCGGAGTGGCTGGCGATCTACAACACGGAGAAGCAGAACCTAGTCACGTCGGTCTTGGACCCGCGTGACAAGAACGAGGAGAACTACGTCGAAGGCGTCTTTGAAGGGATGTGGCCGGTCTAAATGCCTGGCAAGATCGACATCTACAACCTCGGCCAGATCGGCGTCGATCTTGTCGAGAGTCCCGTCCACAAGAAGGACGGCGCGTTGATCTCTGCCCAGAACGCGGCGCATCGGCAGGAAGAAGCGGAAGGCGGGCTGGCGAAGCGTGCCGGGATGACGAAGCTGAACAGCACAGCGTCGGCAGGGGCGATCTACTCGATGTTCGTCGTGCGTCTGACGGATCCGATTCCTGGGGATATTGACTGATGCCTGGCAAGGCAGACATCTACAACCTGGGCGAGAAGGGGGTCAACCGGGTCAAGAGTCCGGTGCATCTCGTGGACGGGGAACTGACGACGGCGCAGAACGCGCAGATCATCCCCTATCACGGCCAGCGTGCCCTGGCGAAGCGGCGCGGCATGACCTTGCTGAACGCCACGACGGCGGCTGCCGGCGCGATCATGAACTTCTTTCGCGTCTCGCTGGTGGATCCTGACCCGACTGACGTGGATCCGGTGCCGTCGCCTGACGCCCTGATGCTCTACATCCCCTGGAACACCGTGTTTCGGACCTACCACAAGTTTCCGCCCGATACGCCCGATCTCACGTCGGCGTCCTGGTTGAACATTTCTGAGCAGTTCGAGAACTACGGGTTGCCCGGCGAGCAGAACCTGATCTTCCGACTGCCCAGCACGGGGAGCGTCGTCTGGTATCCGGCGACGGAGCGCGGCGGGACGTGGGAGCAGTACGACGCCAATACCGACACGACAGCCTCTGGCTTCACGTTGCCCTCGACGGGATCGAACGGATCTGTCTTGGAAACGCACGGCTGGATTCGCAGTTACTGCACAGACGGCACCAACATCTACGTCTCGGCGGATTATGGCGGCACGTTCGCGCCCGTGGCTGTGTACAAGTGCGAGCAGGACGGCACGGTGACGCTGGTTGGGCAGGAGTTCTCGTATGCCGGCGGCACCGGGCCTGGAGGCATTCCGCGCATTGATGCTGATCACGCCGGAGAGATCATTACCTGGTGGAACGGTCGTCTGTGGACGGTGGGCATCGACACAGACAATTACGCTACGTTCGAGATGGTCGTCTACTCCATCGACCCGGCTACGGAGTCGGTCTGGACGCTGGATCACCATGAAGCGAACACTGACGAATACGGCACCTACGTCCCCAGCGTGAACGGGGCCGGTGATTACCTCTACGCCTGCTTCTTCACGTATAACCTGGGCGTTCCTCGCCGGCATGTGATCTTCAGCCGCTCGACCGGAGGCACCTGGACCAAGCGGATCGAGGAGAACATCTCCACCTCGCTGCCGTACTACGACTACACCATCATGCGGGCGATCTATGGCAGCGGCAGCACGGTGCTGCTGACGGATCCGTATCGCCAGTTGTGGTCCACCGATGCGCTCGCAACGTGGACAACGGCCAGTACCAACTCCACCTGGCGCTACTACACCGATGTCCTGGAATGCGCTGGCAAGCTGTACTATGCGACCTGGGAACTGTCGTCGCCCTGGACGTATCGGGTCCATGAGCTTTCGACTGCCGGGGTGTCCAGTGAAGTGACCTCTAAGAGCGTGTCCACGTCGCTGCGCGCCTTGCTGTTGGGGGAAGTCTGATGCCGTACTACCTGCTTCATGCCGGGACTGCCCTCCAGAAGATGTCCGTGACGGGGAACGTCAAGACGCTGACGTTGCCGGCGGGCGAAACCGTCTCCGCCTCCGTGCGTGCGCGGTTCGCCATGCTCGACAACATCGTGGTGGTCGTCAACGCCCCGTCCGTCAACATGCAGATCTGGGGCGCTGACTACTCGGTGCGGCCCCTGAGCCTGACCGGGCCAGGCACGGCGTCCGTCACCGCTTCTGCCGGCGCCGCCGGCAATCCGCGCGGAACGTATCGGTATCGCTACACCTACTGCGTGACAACGGGGTCGGTGGTCCTCTCGGAAAGCCCCTGGTCGGATGCGTCGGACCCGGTGACGGTGGACAACCAGCAGATCTCGGTGTCCGGGATCACTACGTCCAGTGACGCCAGCGTCACGGCCCGAAAGCTCTACCGCACAACGAACAATGGGGCGGAGTACTATCTGGTCACGACGATTGGGGACAACTCGACGACCAGCTACACCGACAACTCCAGCGACTACGATCTGGCGTTGCTGGCGGAGATCGAACCCAAGGGCAACCCGCCCGGCGTGGATTCGACGGATCGACTGCGGGTGATCACGGCTTGGAAGGACCGGCTGTGGGCTTCGCCGGCGAACGATCCGGATCGCATCTACTTCTCGGGCAACCGGCAGCACTCGTCCTGGCTGGAGGACGACTACCTCACCGCCAAGCCGGTCGGGGAGGACGAGATCGGCGTGGTCGGCTTCATGGCCCGCCGGGATGAACTGGTCGTTGCCAAGCGGCGGCGCCTGATGAAGATCATCGGGGACAGCCGCGCCAACTTCCAGATGATCCTCATCGCGGAGGGGGTCGGTGGCGTGTCCCAGGAAGCCATGATCGTCGTCCGCGACACGGCGTACTTTCTGGCGGAAGACGGGTTCTACGAGTACGGCCCCAAGGGGCTGGTGTCCCTGTCGCGTGACCAGGTGCATCCCTGGTTCACGACGGACGACTTCTTCAACCGGGCCAAGTTCACCGACGCCTTCGCCTACTGGAACCCGTTTTACGACGTGATCCACCTCCACCTGGCGGCGGCGAACTCGAACAATCTGGATCGGTGGGTGACATACGACCTAGCGCGGAAGCTCTGGCTGGGTCCGCACCTGACGGCAGCGTTCACGCCCACGGCGGGCGCCCTCCTGGATGACGCCAACCTGTTCCCGATTCCGGCAATGGGGTCGTCGTCCGGGTCCGTCTACCTTCAGAACTCCACTACGTCGTCGGACGCTGGCTCGGCCATCGACTTCGACGTGTACTCCAAGTTCCACAGCGGGAACACCCCGGACATCCACAAGTACTTCGCGGAGTTGGCGGTCATTACAAAGGTGGAGTCCACGGGGAGCCTGACGATCACGCCCACGGTGGGGGATCTCAACTCGTCGGCCTCGACAGCGTTCACGCACAACCTGACGCTTGGGCGCGAGCGGCTGGGGCGCATCGGCCTGGGCCGGTTCGTCCAGTTGCGCTTCCGGCAGTCTGACAACAATCAGGGGGTCGAACTCTACGGCTACGAGATCCCCTTCCATGAACTTGGGCGGCGCTGATGGCGATCAACCAGCAGTATAAGCCGCACCCGATTCGGGATCCGTTCACGGCAGAGGATGTCGATTACAACTTCGATCTCCTCTACCGGATGATCAAGGATCTCGTCGTGTTCGTCGGGGATGTCCTTCAGGTGCCCAAGGGGGGCACGGGCATCAGCAACTACCTGACGGGCGACATGCTCTATGCCGACTCGGCTACGACGCTGGCGAAGTTGTCGGCAGTCGCCACGGGGTCCGCCATTATCTCCCAGGGCACGCAGACGCCTCCGGTGTGGGGCAAGATCAACCTGGTCGATCCGCTGTCCCACCTGACCGGGTTCACGGCTAAGGGGGATCTGCTCACCTACGACGGCTCGGATTACACCCGGTTCGAGGTCGGAACGAGCGGCTACTACCTGCGCTCGTCGTCGTCGGCGTCCTCCGGCCTGGAGTGGGCGGCGGTCAGTGCCGGTGGGGGCGGGGATCTTGATACCATTCTGACGGACGGGGATCACGTCATGCTCGACGATGACGGGAATGTCCTCTACTCGGGGTAGCTGATGCCGAATATCTCCTCCGCCACAACGATCAACTCGGTCCAGTTCACCCAGCAGAGTACGACGCCGGTTACTCCGTCCGCCGGCTACCTGCGGCTCTACGCCAGCGGCTCGACACTGCGGGTGGTGGACGATTCCGGGCTGGACTACCAGTTGTCCACCGGCTCGGCGCCGGATCTGTCGGCTGTCACCTTCGTCACCATCTCCACGTCCAGCCTGACAACCAACGAGCGTGTCCTGACGGGCACGGCGAACCAGATTTCGGTGACGGACGGAGGAGCCGGTGTAGCGGTCACGCTGGCGACTCCCCAGGATCTGCACACGGGCGCGTCCGTTTCGTTCTCGACGGTTTCCGCCAGCGGCGTGACGGCTTCGGTGGTGACGGCTTCGTCCATCCGGGCGACAACGGTGTCAGTCGGCACCGGGGCGAATGCGTCGGCCAGCGTGACCATGAGAGGCCAGTACTTCTCGGAACTGGTCCAGGCAGGCACAGCATCGACGGATTCAACGATCAACTGGTCGAGCGGCAACGAGCATCGGCTGGTCCTGGGGGCCAACATCACCCTGACCTTCTCGAACGGGGTGACGGGCGGGCGCTACGTCCTGCTGCTGGTGCAGGACTCGACAGGCAGCCGCACCGTGACCTGGCCTGGCGCCGTGAAGTGGGGCAACGCTGGCGTCTCGACCCTTTCAACGACGGGTTCCACGGTGGATCTATTCACGTTCCTGTTCGACGGCACCAACTACTTCGGGAACGCTTCGCTGGGGTTCTAAATGGCGCGATTGGCAGCGGCGGCAACTGGCGTGTTCTCGTCGAGCGGGACGTGGGTGGTGATCGACGCCGCGACGGCGCTCGTGACGGAAGGCGGCACGGCGCAGACGAACCTCACGACATCCAGCGGGAACTCGGCCAATATCACGCCCACGTCGAACATCACGATTGACGCCATTGCGATTCGGATCGGCTCTGTCGGTGGCGCGACCGGCACGCTGACGATGACGCTGTACAACGTGACGACGACGGCATCCGTCGTTGCGGTGAACGTGCCGATTGCCGATCTGCCCACAGCGTCGAATGCAACCGGCAGCCGCGCCGGCTGGTTCTTGATCTCGACGGGCGACCAGAACCTCACGTCTGGATCGAACTACCAGGTGCGCCTGAACGTGTCGGTGGGATCGTCCACGATTGGCGTGCAGACCAACGGCACGGCAGCAAACTGGCAGCATTTGTTTCGGACCAAGACGGCCCAGGCTCCGGCGGCTGGGGACGATCTATTCGTCATGGGGCTGTGGACATCTTCTGGGACGTGGACGCAGTACGCCGTGACGATGGACTGGACGACCGGATCGACCGTGTTCGGGTCGAATCCTGGGGCTGGTGTCGAACGATCTGGCATCTTTGTCTGCAAAAGCTCGGTTTCGTGGCAGAACTCCGGTTCGACTAACTATGCCCTGAGCGTGGCTGGGAACGTGACGATCTCCTGGGGCGGGACGTGGGAGATGGGCACGTCCGGGGCGCCGTGTACGGCGTCCTCGACGATGACGCTGCAATTCAACACGACAACCGGGTACGGGCTGATCGCCCACATCGGGGGCACCATCAGCACGTTCGGTCTGGCACGCACCAGCGGCAAAAACGTGAGTTGGACGATCCTCACGTCGGATGCCACATCGGGATCGACGACGACGTATGCCGTGCAGGATGACACGGGTTGGCTGACGGGCGACACGGTGTACATCAGTTCGACGGATCCCTCTGATGGCGCCAAGGCGGCGGAGCTTACGCTGTCAGGAGACGCCGGCACCAACAGCATCCCTGCGACGACGGCTTCAGCCAACTACGAAGGCACCTGGCCCATTCCGGCGGTCCTGGCGCTGACGAAGATGAACGTGATCATCCAGTCAGACAACTCGGGCCGCGCTGCGTTGTGTATCGTCTACGGGGCTGGCGCCTGGAACGCGCAATGGTTGTTGTTCAACTATGGGGGCGTGACGTTCAACGCGACGACATCGAATATGGCGTGGCGCTATGTCTGCTCAAACAACAAAGCGGCCACACTGACGACGTGGAACTTTGCCGTCACGGGCACGGTGGGTGGCACCGTGTCGCTCAAGGACATGGTGTGGATTGGCAACGCCAGCATTGCTGGCTTCAGCATCAACATGGGGGCGGGCAGCGATGTCACAAACTGGACGATCAACGATCTGATCGTGATCTGCGACGGCACTTCTGCTTCGTTGTTGTACTGCCCCGGACCATTTGCGTCCCTCAAGGGGCTGAAGTGCATGGGTGGAGACGGGTATCTGAATCCAGGCACGCGCATCGCCGGCCAACTCCCCAGTGATTTCTTGCAGGACTCCTGGCAAATTGGAAACGGGGGGTTGGGCAACAGGATCGATTTCGGGTTCGACATGTATGGCGTCACGATCACTGGGTTTCGGGCGTATGTGTCGGGCGGAGGATCGGGCATCGGCGCCGCTGCGGGTGAGTGGTATGACGTGACGTTCCTGAACTGCATCTTCATGGCGGTGGACAACCCCCTGTTCAGTTTGGCTAATGATTTCTCGCACACCAACGTCGTCTTCGACAACTGCGTGTTCGGGTATCCGGGGGCTGGCACTTGGAACCTCTACGGTACGTTTGGGAACTTCAATTTGGGTCACTTGGATCACACGTACTACAGCTGTGACCTAGAGGCGACGACGGCGACTGGTGTGGGTCCGGCCTACCTAATGGTGCTGGCAGGCGACGGTGGGGTTGGGTCTGCTCCAGACATCAGACTCTCGTTTCTGCACTGCAAGACAGCGGCGGCGCTGGTGTACGGAGATCCGGATGGTGTGTACTCGCCGTCTTCGTTTGTGTCCTCAGTGAACCACAACCGATCCAACACGGATCATCGCATCACCTGGCTGTCGAAGGGGATCGGCACCGGATCGGCGGTCAACCTCACGCAGACGGACGCGACCGTCTACAACACGGCGGCGCCTTCGGAGAAGATGACGCCGATGTCAGCGTCTGTGAAGTTGCCGTCCTCGGTGAAGCGCGTTGCTGTGTCTTCTGGCAGCACGGCGGCGATCACCGTCTATGTGCGGAAGTCGGCCACGTACAACGGGGCGGAACCGCGTCTGATGATGAAGCGGAACGATGCGGTGGGCGTGACGGCGCTGACGGTCGGGGACACGATGACGGCAGCCGTCGAGAACTGGGAGCAGTTGAGCTACACGACGCCGACGCCGACTGGCAACGGGGTGCTGGAGTTCTACGTGGACTGCGACGGGACGGTCGGCTACATCAACGTCGATGACTGGAGTGCAACCTAAATGGCAGCCGTGGATCCGGAAGGCGCCCAGAAGTACTGGCACCCATTCGGCGGCACGTTTGCCACGCTGAAGCGCACCGGACTGGATCCGGGATCCCAGAAGTACTGGGTCGCCACACCGCGCGGCGATAACGACCAGGCGACAACCCTGGACGGCTTGCTGGGATCGACGACGCCCCCAACACCGGGCGGGCCGACTGGATTTCCGGCGCTGACCGTTGCCCCGTAGAATAGACACGCGAGGGAGAGAGTCCGATGCCTGTGAGTCCAATTTTCGGCGGGTTGTACACTCCGGCCCTGAACCCAGGGTTCAACGCCAACATCACCGGGCAGGGGGCGGGCGTGTACAACGACCCGACGACGCCTCCAGCCACGACGATGGATGCGGCTGGGCGCGTGTGGCAGTTCCACCCAGAGAATGCTGAGGGCACGCAGGGGATCTGGGAACAGACGACGCCAGTCTGGCAGAAGTACCTCGACGCCTTCATGGGGCAGATCGGGACGGGGGGCGGGGCGGGGGCCGCGCCTGGCCTCCCAGGTCGGGAGGCGGCGCCAACGGTCAAGGCTGTCGCCCCGTCCCAGTCGGAAGCCTTCGGGCGCGCGAAGGACGCCAGTTCGCGGATCTATGGCGCGGCGATGGAGCAACTGAAGGATCAGATGACGGCAGCGGGAATCTCGGGCAGCGGCGTTGAGGGGCGCGAGATGGGCAACCTGATGTCCGATGCCGCACGCTACCAGTCGGACGCTGAACTCCAGCAGCAACTGGAAGCGCAGAAGCAAGCCTGGGAAGCCGCCAAGGGTGGCTACGAGGGTGCCATCGACCAGCGAGGCCAGGACATCAGCGGCCTGACCAGCATCTACTCCACGCAGAACCAGAAGTTGAGCGGCCTCTTTGACCTGATCGGGAAGTTTGCCGGCGGCGGGATGTCCGGGGTGCCCACCTCGACCGTGCCCGCCCAGAAGTCGAAGTCGGCGCCGGCGCCAGGCGGGCTGTCGGTCAACTGGCCCGGCATGAGGTACTGAGATGCCTTACGCCCAAGCAGAGACACAAGCCTGGGTCAATCAGATGAACCAGGGGAAGTCTCCCTGGGAGTTGACCGCCGACTACTGGCATAGCCCGGAAGGCTATGCGATGGCGCAGGGGTTCAAGCCCAGCGATGAGTCGTTGGCGGCGGAGTGGGCGGCGAAGACAGGGAAGGCAGCCGGCCAGAACCCAGCCCATTACGAGGGAGGCACCTGGTCCTACTATGGCCCCTCGTCTGGATCGGATGCTCAATCTGGAACATGGGTGTATGGTGGCGGCTCGCTCAACGATGCTGGCCGTGAGTGGATGGCTTCGCAGCGCAAGCCGGAAGCTGCCGCGCCTGCGGGTGGTGGAGGCGGAGGCACGACGCCGACTGACGGGCTGTTCAACAATATCGCCCAGCCCACGGCAGGCGGAGAAGTCCTGGACCCGCAGATGAGCGAGGTGGCGCCGCCGCCCATGCCAAACGTGGCGCGGCAGGGGTTGCTCTCGGCTAGCGGCGCGTCTACGGGATGGAACGCGCAACCTGTCTCGCAGATGGATACCAAGGACATCGGGAAGCGGATCTACCCGCCGGGCGGCACGGCACTGACGCAGCGAGGACGGGTGTTCTGATGGGCTACTTCAGCGGACCTCGGGTGGTAGACGAGTGGGATGCCCGCAAGGGCATCGGCGCCGGCCAGAAGTCGCGCGTCATGGGGCAGGCCAGGGACCAGGCGGAGCAGTACGCGACGAAGCAGGCACTGTCGCAGGGCATGGCGCAGGGTCCAAACTTCGGCCTGGATCGCAACATGGCCCTGTCGCAGCAGGCGGGAGATCGCCGCCGCGCCATGATGGCGAAGGAACGGGAGAACCCGGAAGCGTTCTGGTCGCCGGCGTTCGGCCACAAGTTCGGCCTCTACGGCGGCATCGGGGATGCGGCGAACGAAGCGTTCTTCGAGTCGTTGCGTGGCAAGAACGTGGACCTGGGCGGCTTCGGGCGGACGGTGGACTACGACGTGCCCACCGGCAAGTCCTACTCGCGGGATGCCGGCGAAGTGGCGCCTGGGATGCGCGGCGCCGTGAACCGGGTTGGCAACGACCAGTTCGCCTACGACGTGACGGAAGCCAGCGGGCCTGATTTCAAGCCCAGTCGCGGCGGCTGGTACACGCCCGACGAACTCGCCGGCATGGATCGCTGGCAGCGGAGCCGGATCGGCTACCAGAACTCGCTCAATCGGGTGACGCGCGGAGGCTACTGATGGGACTGCGAGAATACTTCCAGCGGGCCGGGCAGCGGGCGCAGCACAACGCGCAAGTGCTGGCCGCGCAGCGTGGGTTGCAGCCCTGGGATCGCGTGCAGTCGATGCAGCAGATCCAGGAGTCTCGGATTCCTCCGCTCGATCTCGATCTGGCAGCGGGCGGGGGCGGTAGCGGTGCCGACATGGAGACGGAACCCGTCGTTCCGGACATCGCGCACGACTATCCGCGCCCCTGGTGGCGGGGCCAGACCTCTGGTTCTCGCTATGGCGAACCTGGCACCATCAACGAGGTGACGGGTAGGACGTTGCGTTCGTCGGACATTGACCTGGGCGCGAACACGTCGCCAGTCCCGTCTGGCCCAGTGCCGGCACCGCAAGAGGAGATGGAACCGGACATCGCTTCCACCTACGGCAAGATCTTCGTCGAGGAGCCGGAAGGGGTGGCGCCGCAGACTTCGTACTCGCCCGTATTCGGGCAGTCCGCCACGTTCGTGCCGGGCACGCGCATCTACGGTCGGGACGATCCCGCGAAGGTGCGCGAGTACAACGCCATGATGGCGCAGCAGGACGACTACGACCGGAGGCGCCGGGCGCTGGAGGCAGCCGTGGCGATCCCGGAAGGGTGGTCCCGCGAGATGCGTGCCGACAATCCGGCAGCCCTGATGGAAGCGCAGACGAAGATGGCGACGGCGCTGGCGCAGGGCACGCAAGCTCTTGGCCCGCGCCCCAGCCGGGCACTGCCGACTGACACGACGCGGCTGGGCGAAGTCTCCCGCGCGCAGGGGCAGGCGGAAGCGCAGCCGTACATCAACGTCAAGAATCTCCAGGAAATGCTGGGCCAGGCAGCGATTTCGCAGCGTCCAGAGTACGCCCAGGACATCGTGCGGCGCGGCGAGATCGCCGCTGGCGCCAGGATGCAGCCGAATCAGTGGAGTCTCGACGAGGTGTTGCACCAGCGTGCCGTCGAGCTTGCATCGGCGCGCAATGCTGGCCTGTTCGGACAGGTCCAGGCGACTCCCGCGCAGGCGGAAGCCGTGGCTGGGGCGCAGCAAGTGGCGCCGGCAGCCGGCGAGCCTTCGGCGGGTCCGCCGGTGGCGCAGGGAGAGGGGCGCGAGATTTCGCGCGTGACTCTCCAGGCATACTCGCTCCGGACGGGGATTCCGTTGGCGGAGTTGGAAGCACAGGCGCGGGCAGCCAAGTACACAGTCAGGTGAACGATGCCCTACGAAGACGTGGCGCGACTGTTGATGCAGTCGCGGGCGCGAGCAGAGCAGGCCCGCCAGCAGCAGCGGCGGGAACTGACCACAGCTTCGCCTGCGATTCCGTCTGGCATCCCTCAAGGTCCGCCTGAAGTCTACGAACTGGGCGCACGGGCTGCCCAGGAACGGCTCGCGGGCGGTCAGCCTGCTAGTCCGGGGGTCAACCCTCAGCAAGTCCAAGACGACCTGTTCAAGATGTCGGCGCCGGCGGCGCCGGAACCCACCTGGACGGATGTGGGCGTGACGGGTGCGCTTCGGGTTGTCCCGGCTGTCGCCGGGTCTATCGGCGGGTTTGCTGCCGGTGCGCCTACCGGACTCGGAGCGGTGCCTGCGGCAATGGCAGGCGGCGGCGCAGGGTCGGCGCTCGGTGAACTCCTGGCGCAGAAGTACGAGGTGTCGCGCGGGTTGCGTCCAGAGGTGTCGCCTGGAGAAGTGGCGTTCGAGGGCGGGTTGGGCGCCGTTCTCTCGGCGGTGCCTGGCGGGCGCACTGTTGGGCGCGCGGGCCTGATGGGCGGCGGACAGGCATTGGGTGGGCTGGCGGCACGTTCTGCCTTCCAGGGCGAGGCGCCCAGTAGCGGCGACGTGTTGGCGAACGGGATTCTCGGTGTTCTCCTGGGCGGCGGGACCAAGCTCGCTGGGAACAAGCTCGGGCGGATGTTGGCGCGTCCTTCTCCTCGCGCGCCTGGTCTGCCAGAGGCGGCGCCGGCGCCGGTGGCGGCACCTCCTCCGCCGCCGGCTCCACCGTCGAGGCTGACGCCTGAGCAAGAGATGGCGGCGCGCATCGTGGATCGTCCGCCTCCGCCGGCCAGTCGTATCGATCCAGAGAAGGTCGGCCCGCGCTACATGGGCGTCAGGCAGGGCTACGTCGAAGGCGAGCCGTGGGGCGGCTGGCCTGGCCCGCCTGGGACAGAGGACATTGTGGCGGAGGACGTGACGAACCGGCTGTTGCTGCCGGAGCGGGCGACTCCACCCCGGCAGGGTCGTCCTGTCACTCCGTCCAGCGGAGAGGTGATCCCGCTGGCCTCGCCCCGTCCCCCTGGGATGGAGGAAACGGGGATCGTCCGTCCGCGCTTCAACGTCCTGCGGGACGCCTTCGAGTTGATGCCAGAGGAGCCGGGTGGCCCGGTGCAGTTCCGGGCGCGTCCGGTGCGTCCGCCCGTGCCGCCGGAGGGGCAGACGGGCATGGCGTTCGAGCGTCCGCTGGCGCCAGGCGAACCGCTGCCGGCGATTCCGCCGCCGGTCGGTGCCCCGGAGCCGGTGTCGCCTACCCGCCTGAAGGTCACGGCTCGCTTCGGCCCGGACCAGCGGGCTGGGGAAGTGGAGTTTGGCGATCCCAGGCTGATGGAGTTGTTCCTGGCGTCCAACCGCATCAGCGGACGGGCGGCGGGGAGTCGGAAGGTGCCGGGCCGGCTGGCGGCGCTGAAGGACTGGCTGGAATCGCAGTTCGAGGTGCAATTCAAGGCGGGCGGCAAGAGCGGACTCGGCCAGGCGGCGTCGGCCTACCGGAAGGCAGTGCTGCAAGCCCTGAAGGATGCGGAGCCTGGCAAGCCGGTGATCGCGCCGGATCTGGAAGCCATCCTGCCCGATCCCACGTCGAACGCGCGGGCCATGTTCCGCCAGGCCAGGCGCGAAGGGTTCAAGGGCAGCCCGGACGACATGCGGGAGATGGCGGAACTCGAAGGGTTCCACGCGGAAGGGCACGATCCGGACGCTGGTTCGGCCAGCCCGCGCGCCTTGCTCCGTGCCGTGGCGAACGTCGGCGGCATCTCTGCCAATCGTGGGAGCGAGTACCCGGAAGTCGCGGCCTGGATTCGGGAATCGACAGCCTGGCGTCCGCCCAAGGGGTCGAAGGTCACGCGCACTGGTCGGCCTCGCAAGGGCACCTTCACGCCCACCGGGTCGGTGGATGGGATGCCGATCTACAACGAGGTGTCTGGGTACAAGACGTTCGACAGCCTCCAAGAGTCGCTGATCGAAAGCTATCCCCAGTTCGAGCATTTGCGGAACTCGCGCGACATGGCCGATGCGCTGCAAGAGGCAGTCGGCCTGGTGCAAGCGGATACCAAGTACCGCGCCCCGTTCGGGGAAGGGTGGTGGCGGCAGTACGTGGATGAGGCCGGCAACTACGTCTCCCCGATCCGGGGCGGACGGGCGCCGGCGCCGGCGCCGGTCGAGGACGTGCCGTTCTCCGTGCCGGGCGAAGACTTCGCGGCCAAGGGGCTGGCGTCCCTGGGCGGCGAGACGGGGATCCGGCAGCCCCGCATCAACCTTCTCAGGGAGCAAGCGAATGTCCGTCCAGGCACCCTTCCCTCCGCCGGGCCTCAACCCCAACCAAATGCCGGGGTTCCCGCCCCCGGAGTGGACCTGGCAGCGGGCCAGGCAAGCCCTGGCAAAGCAGTCCCGCCAGCCGGGCCAGAACCTCGTCCCGGTCGCAACTGGGGCACTCAGGCCGGCGCAGCTTCCCCAAGACTCCTGGGCGGGATCGCAGGCGCAGGCGCCGGCGCCGCCGCTGGTGGAACGCAAGGTACTACCCCGGAAGAAAAGCGACGTAATGCTCTGATCGGGGCGGTCATGGGCGCTGGTGTGGGCCTGGCGGGCATGTCCGCCGTGTCTAAGGTGGCCGGTCGAGCCGGGGCCGCGCCCACAGTGCCCGAAATACCGCGCGGCAACCCGCCACAGCGCACGTTCGCGGAGGGGCAGCGTCCGCCGGCTGGGCGGGTGCCGTCGTCCGTCCAGGGCGACGAGCGTGGGCTGTGGTCCGTCGCGGAGTCGGCGCGCGGGCCGATCCCGCCGGCAGGGAAGATCCCCAAGGAACGGCTCCGGCAGAACCTGAGTCACCTGTCCCCCGTGATCCGCGACGATGTGGCCCAGGTCATCGAGGACCACAACTTCTTCCAGCGTCAGCGGCGCGGGGTGCGGCATCACGAGACGACGGTCGAAACGGCGAAGCGCATCACGGTCGAACTCGACAAGCAGTTGCCCAGGGGAACGGCCCTGAATGCGGAGGGTGGGCAAGCTCTAGGCATGGCGCTGGCGTCGATCACGGGCGAGAAGAAAGCCCTGGCGAACAAGATCGCGGCGGACGTGAAGCGGGGCATTCGGAACGAGAACGACCTGTTCGACTTCGAGCGGCTGAAGATCCGGCAGGCAATTCTGACGGCGAGCTACGTCGGGGCGGAGGCGGAAGCGGGCCGGGCGCTGGAAGCCTACAAGATCCTCAAGACGATGCAGCCGTTCCACGTCCAGGCGTACAAGGCCGCGCGCCGGAAGATGGGGGACGTGGAGGGGCTGGAAGCCCTGGCCCTGAAGCTGGCGGAGAGTGACGATCCGATGTTCCACTTCGCGGAGGCTCGCAAGGCAGCGGGCGCGCGGATGTCGAAGTCGGAGATGATGCAGTCCTACTTCATCACCAACGTCCTCTCTGGCGTGCCGACGCAACTCCGCAACACGTTCGGCAACGCCGCGAACCTGCTGGTCAAGAACTCGGTGGTGCCCCTGCTGAAGGCGCCGATTGACGTAGCCTGGAGCCGGATCACCGGGGCGCCACGCAGCCAGTTCTCTGGCGAGGTCGCGCAACGCTGGATCGGGATGCAGGAGAACCTGAACGGGGCGCTGGCGGACGCCTACTTCGTCCTGCAAAATGGGTTCTCGCGGGGCGCCGTCGAGGACATGATCTCCGGCGTCTCGGCCATCGACCTGGGCCGGAAGGAGTTTCGCGGCGGCGGCAAAAACCCGTTCAACTGGGTCGGGCGCGGGATGGAGGCAGCGGATCGCTTCTTCCTGGCCCTGAACAAGGGAGCCGCGCAACGCGGCTACCTCTACAACCAGTCGATTGCGGCCCTGAAGGCAGCCAAGCGGGAGATCACAGCGGACAGCCTGGCGGAGGAGATGGTCCGTCAGAAGGTGAAGTACGCGGATAACGTCGCCGGCCAGAAAGAGGTCATGCGGCAAGCCCTCGAAGGCGTCTACCGCGAACCGCTCGGGCCGATGGCGCAGCGGCTGGGGTTGATGAAGCGAGACATCCCAGCCCTGAACTACGTGATCCCCTTCGTCAACACCGTCAGCAACATCTTCCGGCAGGGCTACGAACACACCCCGATCTCGTTGGTGGTGAAGGGCAGCAAAGCGTTCAAGCGTGGGACGATGGCGCCGTTCGGTGCCAGCCGTGAGGCGCAGACGGAGATGCTGGCGAAAGGTGCCTTCGGCACGCTGGCGATGCTGCCGATTGGGTACTGGGCGGCGACGGGTCGCATCTCGGGCAACGGCCCCCGCGATCCGGCGAAGCGGCAGCAACTGATGGACACGGGCTGGCGCCCCAATTCGATCCTGCTCCCCATTCCGGAAGGCGTGGCGAAGACGCTGGGCGCGTCGAAGTCGGACACAGGGCAGTACTGGGTCAACTACGCGCTGTTCCAGCCGGTGTCGATTCCGATGTCGCTCGCGGCCAACGCCTTCGAGGCGTACCAGAACGTCCAGGAGTCGGACGAAAAAGCCGTCATGGACATGGGGGCCACGCGGCAGATCGGCACGTTCCTGCAAGGGGTAGTGAAGTCCGGGCTGTCGCAGTCCTACCTTCAGGGGCTGTTCTCTCTGGTGGGCGCGGTGCAGTCCGACGAGTCGATGGCGGACATGTGGTTGCAGAGCATGGCCCGCTCGTTCGTCCCGATGTCTGGGTTCGTGCGGGGGCTGGCGCGTGCCCAGGACGACGTGGTGCGGCGTCCGCGCGGAGTCGCGCAGGCGATCCAGGCGGACATCCCGTTCATGCAGCAGAACGTGCCGGCGCGCATCGGGCGCTACGGTGAGCCGATCAAGCGGGAACGTCCGCGCCTGGCGGCTGCCTTCATGGTGCCGGAGATCGAGGGCGAGAAGGCAGACCCGATTGACATGGAACTGAACCGGCTCGGCATCTACCTGCCCCGTCCGTCCGGGCGCGTGGAGATCCGGGATCAGGCGGGCAACCTGCGGAAGCTCTCGCAGGCAGACGAGGAGATGGGCGCAGTCGGGCGCGGAGTTGCGCGGCGCGGCGTCCTGACACGGGTGATCCAGGATCCGCGCTATGCTCAGATGCCAGACGTGTTCAAGCGTCTGATCATCCGGCGGGCGCTGAACCAGGCGACACGGTATGGCTCAGAGGCGGCACGGTACGGCATTCTTCGACAGGATCGTCAACTGCTTGAACGCCTGATTGCGCCGGCCAGGCGAGCCGCCGGGCAGAGCCTGGAGTGATGATGGACACAACCTTCCTGAAGGAAGTACTGGCGCAAGGTGGCGCAATGGCGATTGCCGCCTTGCTGGTCTTCTTCTACCGCAAGGATCTCCTGACGCAACGTGACTTCGCGCGCGAAACGATTGACCGTCTGCTGAAGGTGGTCAACGACAACACGCAAGCGATGGAGTCACTGAAGACGCACCTGGAGCGCGTGAACGTCTGTCCCGTCTTCGAGCGGAACATCGAGGATGCGCTGGCAATGCGCCGGGCGCGCGTCGAGGCCAGGCAGGATGCCCGTCAGGACGCACGCCAGGACGCACGCGCGGAAATGCGGAACACGCACGGTTAGAACGGCGGCAGCTTGGAGTAGGCAGCCCAGAGCAAGGTGTACAGGGCCAGGTCTTGCCTGGTGTCCTGGACGGATTCGTTGCGGGGCTGGAGCTTGTTCTGCAATTCCTTCAGGCGTGCCCACTTCACCCCCATCAACACCTTGAACACGGTATCGACGGTGACGCCGGCGAACTGCGCGGCATAGGCGAAGTTCGAGAACGGGTCCGCTTCGGAAGCGTAGTCGTGGTTCTTCTGGTTGTGCAGATCCAGCAGTTCACGCACCAGGTCGTTCACGGCTGGGTTGTTGGACGGCGGGATGCCAGTCCAGGTCGGGCAGTCGGTAATCGTGGGCCGCAAGCCAGAGGTCGAGATCCCAAATGGAGTTGTCGGGTTCAGTGATTCTGCCTTCGCTGTACCGACATACTTTATCGGGAAAGACAAAGACTCCTTCTTGCGCTTCGTCGAACGGGATCGGGGCATACATCAGCATCCTTCCGTGACCAACACTCGTCCGGACTCCACGGGGTACTGAATCAGGTACGGGGAGAACTTGAACGTGCCGGGCGCGATCAGGTCGGCGTCCGTCTTCGGGTGGAAGGGATCCACCTCCGCATGGCGCAGGTAGCGCGTGCAGGCTTCAGAGCAGAACATCTTGTCGGCGGCGCCCTGGCGCGCGGCCAGGGCGAAC